TTGATGGGAGCCTTATTGGGGACAACTGGGGTTTTGTTTATAAAATTACCAATCAGTCCAACGAACGACAGTACATTGGGCGAAAGTATTTTTGGCAAAAAAGAAAACCCAAAGGTGCAAAGCGAAGGGTCACTTCAGAAAGTGATTGGAAGCGGTATTATGGGTCATGTCCAGAACTCAAAGACGACATCAAACTCTTTGGAAAGGAGTGCTTCACCAGAGAAATTCTCTCATTGCACAGGACACCTGGAAGGGTCAACTACGAAGAGACCCGACAGCTTTTTCTTCACAACGTTCTGACCGAAGCACTTGACAATGGGACGCCCGCGTACTACAATTCAAACATCCTCGGACGCTACTACAGGAAAGACTACTTCGATGTTTAAGATTTTGCTTGCCTCTGCTGCCCTTGCTGTGGGTCTCACTGGTCCACAAATTCCCCATGCAACGGAGGCACCTGAGATGCCTGAAATCCAACCTCTCCCTGTTATTCCTTACGAATACTCATGGAAGTGCGAGGATTGCACACCAGAAGAACAGTATGTCCTCGAACAACTCCAAGAACAAACCAAGATCTCAGATCTTAATTCTCTTGCAACCATTATGGGTAACATTAAACAAGAGAGTAACTTCCGTGCCAACGTATGCGAGGGAGGGGCTAGAGTTTCTTACGGGGATTGCCATAGCGGTGGTTATGGTCTTATTCAGTGGACCTCAATAGGACGCTATAATAACCTTGGTAAGTTCTGTAATAAATATGGTTGTGACCCAAGCAGTCTGGAAGGTCAAACTCGTTACATGATTAACGAGAGCGTCTTCCGTCGCTACTTGCCTGAGTTTGAGGGCAGAGGAAAAACTGTCCGTCAGTACATGGTTCCTGCCTATTATTGGTTAGGATGGGGCATCAAAGGCAACAGGGAACTGTACGCCTACGATTACGTTAAGAAACTTACTTGGTCATGATTTTACGAGCATTGAAAAAACTTACTAAACCTTTTACTGGGATCCCTGCACCCAAGGTTTTGAAAGATGACCCCTGGTTTGGTCCTGCTCCTGTTCTCTCAGAGAAACAGCAGAAATACGTTCGTGCTCAACTAGAAGAAGAAAAACAACTCATCCCTCAAAGTGAGGACCAACCTCCTACAAAAGAGGTTGCAAACATTCATGAGGTGATGTATAATATTGCTACTGGAAACGGTAAAACTACTACACAACTCGATCCTCTTCCAGAGTTGGGTGGTGGTTCCGAGAATTTCCAGAGTGGACCAGGCGGTTGGATGTCTGGTACAGGTTTAAATCAGTTTCATCAGGGTCGTTGACCCTTTCATGTTTCAGTAGCTCAGTGGATAGAGCAACCGCCTTCTAAGCGGTCGGTCGTTGGTTCAAATCCAACCTGAAACGCCTTGTCGTTGTGGCGGAATTGGTAGACGCGCTGGGTTTAGGTTCCAGTGTCTTTATGACGTGGAGGTTCAAGTCCTCTCAGCGACACTCAGGGTGAATAGCTCAGCGGTAGAGCATCTCCTTTACACGGAGGCGGTCGGGGGTTCGATCCCCTCTTCACCCATTTCATACAAGAGGTTAAATGCTATACAATGTTAACAGCAAGATGCAAGGCATGTCGCAAAGAACTGACAAGCACTAGCAAAGTTCAGTTCTGTGGTTGCCCCAATCAAATGAGAGTAGTTGATGACACCGTAGGTGCAGTTGACCTCTCTCTAGTAGTCCTAGTCAATCATGAAAAAAGTATTAAATATAATGGAATTCTGACAGAAAGTGACCTAAAATACCAGGAGGACAGACGCAAACGCAAAGTCCGTAAACTTGAATTTGAGGAACGCTAATGATCAATCTCGATGACCGCTACCATTCTTATCTACACACTGACAAATGCTTTGTAATTGATGGAGCATGTGAAAAAGTAAAAGGTTATGGTTTCGAGTGTGATAATGTTAATATCATTGGTTATTATGTATTGACAACCAACTACAAGTTGCACTATAATCTAGAGGAACAGTTCCTCTGGAAAGAAGACCTTATCGGGGTGTAGCTCAGTTTGGTAGAGCACTCGCTTTGGGAGCGAGATGCCGTAGGTTCAAATCCTATCACCCCGACTTGGTAACTTACCAACACTATTATTAATCATGCAAATTTTTCTAGACACCGCTAATTACAGAGAGATCGCTGAGCGTTATGCGACTGGTCTTGTCTCTGGTATCACAACCAATCCTACACTAGTTCGCAAGTCTGGTGTAGATTATTTTGATTTTATCCGTACACTTTCAAGAGACTTTGCTTTTGAAAGCATTTCAGCAGAGGTTGATGGAAAAGATGCTGATGAAATGATCGAGAATGCTCAACAGTATATCAAGATCGGTTCGGAAGTTACCATCAAACTCCCCCTTACTAAAGAAGGTCTTATCGCATGTAAGATCCTCTCTGATGAGGGTGTAAAAACCAACGTCACTCTCTGTTTCTCTGCTTCTCAGGCAGTGATGACTGCTCTAGCAGGTGCCACCTATATTTCTCCATTTGTAGGTCGCATGAACGACAACTCTTTTAGTGGTGTCGAACTAGTACGTGCTATTGGTGGTCTATACGCTGCTAAGCGAGTTGAAACTAAGGTTCTTGCCGCTAGTCTCCGTGACGTTCATCACGTCTCTCGCTGTCTCCTGTACGGTGCTGATGTAGTTACTCTTCCTACTGCAGTATTTGATAAGATGTACAACCATGTCTTGACTGATGCAGGACTTGCTATCTTTGAGAAAGACTTTGAGGCAATTAAATGATTACCATCTATTCTAGAGACGGTTGTCCATATTGCGAGAAGTTCATCGCAATCGCAGAGTATGAAGAACTCAAGCATGTTGTCTATAAATTAGACCGTGATTTTACTAGAGAAGAGTTCTATGAAAAGTTTGGAGACAAGTCTACATTTCCTCAAATTACACTTGATGACATTCATCTAGGCGGTTGCAAAGAGAGCATTAAATACCTGCAAGAAAATAATATTTGCTGCACATGATTGAAGTTACAGTAGAAGAGTTTGAAAAAAATTTCGATGCATACATGGACCGCATTGAAAATAACAAAGAGAAGTTCTTGGTCAAAAAATCGGATGGTACAGCAGTCGTTGCTGTGCCAGCTGAAGAACTGGAACCTCTCGCAACACAAATGACTGATGATGAGTGGTATAATCTATATAACGATCACTCAGAAGCATCATGAAACCAGAAGTCATCCTTGAACGCTATCCTTACCGCTACGTTCAGTGCGGTATGCTAGAGATCAACGGTATGCCAGACTATCGCATCCAGAAGTACAACGACTGGACCAAGCGTTACTCTGATATGTACCTCCTTGACAATTCTATTCAACTAGACTATGCCATTGAGGACTTTGAATACACCAAGTGGTTGGATCCCGACCCCGAAGTCGGTGCCTACCGCAAATACAACTGAGGTTACTATGAGCGTAAAATCACAAGTACAAGCTGCTGAAGAAGCAATTCGTCAAGCATTGATCAACGCTCTTGCAGAGGGCGATGAAGAGTTCCTTACTGATCTCTTCACTGAATATCAACACATCAGTGATCTAAATCGAAAAGTTAACTCTACTAACTATTCATTTAATCTTTCATCTGAGTATCTTAGTCGTCCTGGTCACGACTTGGATAGTTTTGATAACGTCATCGATTTTGGTGCTGGTAATATCAACATTAAAACCGATGGTGATGACACTATCACCTTCAACTAGTCCCGAAATGACTTAAAACTTGCTCTGGTCGGGATGGGTTTCGACCCCTCGGGTTTCCAATTTTTCCATAAGAATTGGTGGTGCGGATGGGAAACTCTCCCGCCTGGTTTCTTATTTCCAGTCAAAAAATAAGTGGTGGATCCAAATTGACCCCTTCCGTGTGAGTTGTTTTCCTGTTTAGCAACTAAAATAATAAAACAGGTGGCGTGCATGTGCCTTGGGGGGTTGACCACCCCCTTTTTTCATGTCTATTTGCCACTTTAATAAATACTTCTAGCTTATAAAACTGTCTTCAGGACTAGAGGTATGTCGAAGTTACTTGCAAACCAAATTGCTAATTTTGGGGATGATGCTCCTATTGAGATCAAAGAAGGTCTCAACATCCCCGCTGGTAAACCACTACAGGCAGCAGGAGTTACTGGTAACTCTGGTCAAGTATTGACTTCGACTGGTACAACTATTCAATGGGTAACTCCTTTTGATGGAGATTATAATAGTCTTACTGGAAGACCTACAATTCCAGCAGCACAAGTTCAGGTAGACTGGAATTCATCGAGTGGATTGACATCTATCTTAAACAAACCAATCGTACCAGCACAACCAAGTATTGTAACTAATGCCGCAGGAACTGCTGCACTAGCATATGATAGTGGTAATGGTCAGTTTACATACACGCCACCCGATCTTTCTGGTTTTGCTGCTAACACCAATGTTGCCAACTGGGACGCTGCATATGGTTGGGGTAACCACGCATCAGAAGGTTACTTAGTTGCAACTAATACAGATAAAACTAACTGGAACACAGCATATGGTTGGGGTGATCATGGTACTGCAGGATATCTCACATCATATACTGAGACATCTACATTCCAGAATGTAATTGACAGAGGTAACACTTCCACAAGTCCTGTCTACATTACAAACAAACTATATTTCTCTAACGCATTTGGCACACTGACTGATCTACAGGCAGTAAATGCTACAACATACCATGGTATGTTTGCACATGCACATGACACAGGTCATGGTTACTTTGCACATGCTGGTGCATGGACCCAACTAATTGATGAAGCATCTTCTATTGATGAACTGGGTGATGTAGATACTACAACTAACGCTCCATCTGATGGATATGTCCTCAAGTGGGAGGCGTCCTCTAGTTCTTGGAAACCAGCACCTGATCTAGTTGGAACTAGCAATGCTGGTATTACACTAGTAGATCTTTCTGTTAACAATGCAACAGCATCTGCTACACCTTCCTTATCATATAGCAATACAACTGGTGTATTCACATACACTCCATATGATCCATCAACATACACGGAAACTGATCCTGTATTTACAGCATCTGCTGTTGCAAATGTACAGGCAACTGACATTGCAAACTGGGATCAAGCACATGGTTGGGGTAATCATGCATCGGCAGGTTATCTAGTTGCAACAGCACAAGATAAGACGAATTGGAACACAGCATATGGTTGGGGCAATCATGCTAATGCTGGATATCTAACAGCAGAAGCAGATACTCTTGCTACTGTAGTTGCTAGAGGCAACACTGCTGGTGGAGATATTAGTTTTGGCAATGATGATAAGTTAAGATTTGGAAATCCTGGTTCTGAAAACTTACAGATCTATACAAATGGAACTAATTCATTCTTTAAACAACTGAGTGGTGATCTAAAATATGAACTTGCTGATCAGTTCATAGTTCAAAAAGATACTGGTGACGAACCAATCGCAATTTTCACTGCTGATGGTTCAGTAGAACTCTACTACAACAACTCCAAGAAATTTGAGACAACTACGACAGGTGCGACTATCACTGGTGCTCTTACTGCTGGTGGTCTGACCTATCCAACTAGCAATGGAACTAGTGGTCAAGTCCTTACCAGCGATGGTGCAGGTAATGTAACTTGGACTACTGTTTCTGGTGGTGGAGGCGGTGGTGCTAACGTAACCATCTCTGACACTGCTCCTGGTAGTGCATCTGTTGGTGATCTATGGTGGGAGAGTGACACTGGTCGCCTGAAGATTAGATATCAAGATACTGATAGTACACAGTGGGTTGATGCTTCTCCACCATTGGCAGATGCAACTACTATTGGTGGATCTGGCACAGTTTCTATGCAGGCATCCATCATACCTAGTGTTAACGATCAGTATGATATTGGTTCTGCTGAGTATAAAGTTCGTGACCTCTATCTAGGTAGTAATAGTATCTTTATTGGTGACGAATTTGTTCTTGGTATTAATGATACTGAAGATGGTAACGAGCAACCAGAATTTAGAAAGCGTAAGAGATCTGCAACTCATATTCCAAAACCAATTTTGACTGCTGCTCTTGCAAATGAGATTGGTGCAGACAAAGCAGCAGTTGTGACACATGCTCTTGCATGGTTTAATGCACAACTAGATCCAGATGCTGCTAACTTAGCAGACAAGCGTATCACTTTGCGTCGTTGGTATGCATATGGTGTTGCTGTTCTTCCACCAGCATGGCGTGAAACGTATCCTTCACCTAAATCTTTGCTACCACCTCCTGGTGATGCTGGATTTGATGAAGATGATTACGAAGAGATCACTAAGATTGGTCAGGAAGGCACAAGAAAAGCACCAATCATTAATGGTGGTGATACTATAAATGTAAATCTAAAACTAGGTTTCCCACATTATGTAATCAAAAATCCAACAGGTGCCATGACCATGAATGTTGCTGGTGTTAGGTGGGAAGAGGGTGCTGCATTCTCTGCTACTGTTTATGCAAAGCAAGGTGCTCAAGCTAGAACTATTAGTGTAGTAAGAGTTAAAGATCCAAACGGAGTATTCCAAAATGCTGGGCAGTTGAGATCATCTGGTAGACCACCAGAAGCAAATGAAATTAGTGTGTTTGAAATCCGTGCTGTCTTCCTTGACGGTGCATGGCAAGTAACCAAACAGGGTGCTTAAACTAAATAACATCGAAGGAGCATAACGAGAGATGGCAATTAATTTTCCTGATACAACAGGACAAGCGACAGATGGTTCGTATACTTATAACGTAGCGGGACTGGTATATTCCTGGGATGGTACATCCTGGAATGCAGCAGGTGCTGGTGCTAGTGCAACTGACAGAACTTTGTTCAGTGTCACTCAAAACTCTGCTGGAACTGCAGCTCTTTCTTACAGTAGTTCTACTGGTGTTTTTAGTTACACTCCACCAGATCTTTCTAGTTATCTAACAGCAGAGACTGACCCCGTATTTACAGCATCTGGTGCAAATGGTATTACTCTTGCTGATCGTGCTAACTGGTCTACAGCATATGGATGGGGTGACCATAGCACACAAGGATATCTAAGTTCTGTTGCACTAACTACTGCAACTGATGTAACTATTACATTACCTCAGATCGAGCAGGTATTAAAATACAATGGTAGTTTTTGGGTAAATGCAAATGCACCTCTTGGTCTTGCATCTAGAACAACTGCACAAGTAACACAATCGATTGCTAATGGTGCTGCATCGAACGTGTCTATCACAACTCCTAAATCATACGCACTACTTAAGATTGAAACATCACATGCTGCATGGGTAACTCTTTACAGTGACACTACAAGTAGAACTGCTGATGCTAGTAGATCTGAAACTACTGATCCAGTTCCTGGTTCTGGTGTTCTTGCTGAAGTAATTACTGGTGGTGCTGCTACTCAACTTATTACTCCTGGAACAATCTGTTTCAATTCATCTGCATCCAATACCACTTATGCAAAAATTGTAAACAAGAGTGGTTCTACAGCAAATATAACAGTAACTCTTACTTACGTTCAACTAGAGGCTTGATATGTCGGAAAAGGTCTACGTCGTCACCCTCTATAAACGTGAAGATCTAGAGGGTTTTTACACAGAGATGGCGGAGAATGGTTTCCGCCTTAGTAAAAAGCGTCCTGTCAGTAGAAACACACACTACTGGATGACTGAAGAACAAGCAGAAGAACTGAAGCAAGACCCTAGAGTTTGGGAGGTTGAAGAACTTCGTGACATGCCAGTTCGCGTTAAGGCAAATAGAGAACCTTGGGTGTCAGCAAAAACATTTTGGAAAAATGCTCCTGTAGGCACTACTCTTGACTACTCATGGGGACAATGGGGACATGTTCATTGTGCTGGAGATGTAGCACAAAGAAGAAAAGGTACTTGGGGTGATGGATCTAATCCTGCCACAGAACTAGCTGTTGATGTTGTTAATATATTTGATAATGGTAGACACGTTGATGTAGTCATCGTTGATGATCCTGTGTCGTATGATAATGAAGAATGGGAAAGACCATCAGCACCAGGACAAACTAGATTTGTTCAATACCAATGGTTCAATGAGTTGAATACTCTCGTCAATACTATTGATGATGACGGAGAAACAGAACCAACAGGAACTATTACATATGGCACCAGTGCATCAACACCACAGTATCATGGCAATCACGTTACAGGAACTGCATGTGGTAAATGGTATGGATGGGCAAATGAAGCAAACATTTATAATCTTGCAGTAACTGATCCATGGCCATCGGGACAGCAGGTAGGTGCATTACTGATCTATGATTATCTCAGAGCATTTCATCAAAGCAAACCAGTTAATAATGCAACAGGTAAGAAAAATCCTACAGTCAGCAACCATAGTTATGGTGGTGTCAGAGTTTTAAACGAAGCAGAGGGTGTCTTACAACTTGCGGATATTGGTTCTGTAGTTTACAGAGGTACTACATACTCATCTTCTAGTCCTGGACCATCTGGTTGGACAACATCAGGACTACAAACTGATTTTGGTATAAGATTTAATTTAGATAGGTATCCATCATATAGTGCTGCTGTCGCAGCAGATGTCCAAGATTGTATTGACGATGGTATTGTATTCATTGGTGCCGCTGGTAATGATAATCTTTTGATGGATGTTCCTGGTGGAACTGATTGGGATAATAGAATTATTATGAATAATGGTATTGGTACAATCTATTACAATAGAGGAGCATGGCCATGCACTGCTGATACTGAGTGTATTAATGTTGGCGCTTTGTCTGACCACTCTGAATTCAGAAGATCTACTTATACTATGTTTGGTCCTGGCGTAGATATCTTTGCTCCTGGAGATGGTATCTTATCTGTCTTTGGTAACACTGGATTTGCTGATAGTAAATATTCTGCTGGTAACTACTATCAGCAAATACAAGGGACGAGCATGGCATCACCACAGGTTGCTGGTATTGCAGCGTGCTTTGCAAATACAAAAGAAAGAGTATCAAACAAAGATATACGAGGATACTTACAGAAAACTTCGGTTGAAGGTGACATGACCTTTGATGTATCTGGTGGTACATTTAATGACAGCACTTGCCAAAAAGGAAGTCCTAATAAGTATCTACAAGCTATTAATCCCAGAGAAAATATTGGGTTCCTTGCTGAAACTAAGAGTGAGAGACCTACTATTGGATTGGGTTTTCCAAGACAAAGTGTTTTCATGACACCAGCACCTGCTGCTGTACCATCATCAAATACATACACATTTACTGTAGGAAATAGTGGAGCAAGTCATTATGTAGTTACTGGAACGGATGCTTCAACGACACATAGTAGTGCAAATGATCCAACAATTAATTGTAGTAGTGGTGACATTCTAGAGTTCACTGTAAGTGCAAGTGGTCACCCATTCTTGATTAAGACATCTCCTACCACTGGAACTGGCAATCAAGTTCCAAGTTATCAGGGTAGTGGTAGTGGTGTACTTGGAAATGGTAGAGCAGTAGGAACGGTTACTTTTTATACTGAAGGTTTAACAGGAACATACTATTACATTTGCGAGTATCATGGTAGCATGGTCGGATCTATCGTTATTTCATGAGGCATAAATAAGAACGAGCACTAGTATCTATTGGCAAATTAAATGGCTGATCGTTTTCCATTAATCGTTAATGAAGTCTCAAGGAAGATTGAAGAAATTGTAGCAGGAGACAAATTAGAACTCACTGGTAATGGTATTATTATCAGTGGAGATTCGGGTGCTGGGAAGTATCTAAAGAGTGATGGATCCACGGTCTTCTGGGAAGCGCCTGGTGATGTATACTTAGACGCATCGCAGACAGTAACTAATAAAACTTTTGAAAGTTGTGTTATCAATGGTAATAATAACACCGTTGCTAACTTGCCCAACACTGCTCTAGTCAACTCTGGTATTACAATCAACGGAGCAACGATTGCTCTTGGTGGTGTGGTTGTAACACCAAACGATGATACTAAGTTCGCTCTCAGTGCAGTCGATGGTGTTGATGCAACTGAAAAGAATATCCGCATCACTGGTACTGACGGCACTACAACTTCTGATGTTATTCTGAAGCAGGGTACTAACGTTACTCTAACTAGAAATCAGAATGAAATTATTATTACATCTAGTTATGTAGATACCGACACAGTTACCTCTATCCAAGCTGCTAGTGGTGGTGCAGCACAAACTGGTATCATTAGTATTGCTGGTACTGGATCTACTACAGTATCTCAGGATACCTCGACAAAAACTATTACAATTAACTCTTCTTATATTGATACTGTTACCAGATTGAGATCGGGAACTGGTAACGTATTTAATTCTGGAGACTTTACCTTCTTACAAGGTGGTGCAACCACTCTTGCTCAAGCAGTTGATGGTAACGGTGACCCAACAATCACAGTCAGTTCCACTGACACTGTTACTAGATTGAAAGGTGGTGGTGCAGGTTCATTCACCTCTGGTGATGTAACAATCACTGGTGGAACCAACACTACAGTATCTCAGGCGGGAACAACGATTACAGTTGACAGCACAGACACAAATACTGTTACTGAGGTTGCTGCTAACTCGGAAGCACTTAACTCTGGTAGTTTTAGACTTCTACCTTCTGGTGCTACATCTATTACTACTGCAGTTAACAATGGTGTAAAAGAGATCACCATTAGTTCTGTTAACACTGACAGTGGTGCTGCGGCAACTGCATCTGGTGGTGTTCAAAAAGTCGGCAATGATTTTAGACTTAAGAACTCTGGTAACTTTACTGGTAATACACTAATCAAATATGATAGTGGTAACCAACAACTAGCAAACAGTCTTATTACTGATAATGGTTCTGCTGTTACCATCGGTGGTGACCTAGTAGTCACTGGTACACAGACTATTCTAGAAACTGCAACCTTGGTTGTAGAAGATAATCAAATTGAATTAAGAAAAGGTAACAGTCTAACTGGTGCTGATGGTGGTGTTCAAGTTAATAGAACTACTGACGCTCAGGGATCTGTTCTTACATACCAGGCAATGCAATGGTATGAAAGTGGTGGATACTGGAGATCATGGGACGGTTCTGTTGAAAAGAGATTTGTAACTGAAACAGATACACAAACTCTTTCTGGTAAAACACTTACAGCACCAACACTTACTGCTCCTGTTCTAGGTGCAGCAACTGCAACATCAATCAACGGTCTTGAGATCACATCAACAGCATCTGCTGTGCTTGATATCGCTGCAGATAAAACATTAGATGTTAACAGAGATCTTGTTCTTACATCTGATGACAACTCAAACGCTGTCAGTATTAACTTCAGAAGTGGTGGACAGGTTGCATATAAGTCAGACACTCTTGCATCGTTCTCCTCTACTACATCCACTCAACTTCGTGGTTTGATCAGTGATACTACTGGTACTAGCAAACTTGTATTCCAACAAAGTCCATTCATTGAGACTTCTATTCAAACTGGATCGGCAACATTTGCTCTCATCAATGCTACTGCTACAACAGTAAACTTCGCTGGTGCTGCAACTGCCATTAACATGGGTGCTAGCAGTGGCACTACTACAATCAATCACAGTGCTGTCATTACAAATGAATTGACAGTTGGACAAGATGTTAACGATGCTATTCTAATTAATGGTATTCTAAACTCTGAGAATTCTGATATCTTTATCAGAGGAACAGCAACCGATCCTATTAGACTTGGTAGAGGTAATGGTGCTGTTGCATCCAACACTGGATTTGGTACTAGAGTTCTAAACTCTGCAAGTTCTGCTGCATTCAATACAGGATTTGGTTTTGAAACTCTATTCACTGCAAACAGTGGATCTAGAAACACTGCCCTTGGATACTATGCTCTAAGATCTACGGGTGTAGGTGATGACAACGTGGCGGTTGGTCACCAGGCAATGATCACCAACCTAGACGGTGAAAAGAATACTGCACTGGGTTGTCAGACACTAGCATCTGCTAACTCTGGCGTTGCAAACATTGCCATCGGTCACTACGCTGGATATGGTCAGATTGCAGGTACTGGTAACGTTATCATTGGACCTGCTGATGATGAGAACGGTACTAACCCAACATATGTTTTACCATCTTCTGGTGGTAGCAGACAACTAGTTGTTGGTTCTGGTACTGTTGCTTGGATTAGAGGTGATAGCACTGGTAAAGTTACACTTCCAAATAATTCTGAGATTGGTGGAGACCTACTACTCAAAGGATCTTTGACAGTTGAGGGTACTACAACCACTATTAATACAAACGTACTAAGTGTTGATGATAAAGAGATCACACTTGGTGATGTTATTGCACAGACATTCAGTGCTGTTACCACAAATGGTAGCAATACACTTAATGCAGTATTCCCAACCGCTGAACTGATCCCTGGACTTGAGGTTGTATCTACAACAAATGGTATTAGTGTTCCTCTAGGAACAACTATCCTTACTGTCGTTGGTGACATCATTACACTTTCAAACTCTGTTACTGGTGCTGGTACTTGCCAATTTGTAACTCAGGGTGCTGATAACAACTCTGCAGATCAGGGTGGTATCAGACTGAAGGGAACAACAGACAAGAGAATTTACTACGATAACTCAAGAGCTGATAAGTATTGGGTGATGACTGAGAACCTGGAACTTGCTTTTGGCAAGAAGATGGTGATCAACAACCAATTAGTTCTATCCACTACAACCCTTGGTAGCACAGTTGTAAACTCTTCACTAACATCAGTTGGTACACTTACTGGTCTAACTGTTGATGGTGCTATTACTCTTGGTGGTGTAATTACTGAGAAGGTATTCAACAGTTACTCTACAACACTCACTCCATCTGCTGGTACACTAACAATTAACATTGCTGGTGCTAATACTTTGGTTGGATCACCTACATCTAATGCTATTACTACGTGGGCGTTTACTGGAGTTGGATTAACTAACGGTCAATCTAAGACACTCACTCTTATCCTTGACGCAAACACTGCTGCTACATATGGTGATGCATGTACTGTTGATGGAATTGCAGTTAGCACTGGCGTTCAGTGGTCTGGTGGTTCTCCACCAATTGCAACATCTAATAACGATATTTTGACATTCATTATTGTCAGAGATAACTCTGGTGTGACTAAAGTATTTGGACAAGGTAATACAGACTTCAGCTGAGGATAACGATCAATGCCAGTAGGAATTAGTAGTCCCGCTAGAAACCTCTTTCTCTTAGGTTCTACGGGAGAACAAACTGTAACAAACTTTTTTAAAGCAGTTGATCTGTCTGCATCATCTGATGGTGTGTTTCTTCCAGAAGCTCTTAAGTATAGGTATGATGATGATAGTTATACCATAGGTGGAACTGCTTCTGATCCACAGTCAAAAAGATTTGGATGGATTGAAAATAGAACATACAATCCTGACACTGCAGCATCAACTCAAGTTTGGGATGATAGAATTGAGAGTAGTGTTCCTGGACAAAGTGTGCTTCTGCGTAGTATTATCTTTGATCAAGCAGGTAGGATCATTGCAGTAGGTCACGGTGGCGGCACCTGTTGGATTAGAAGATACTCTTCTGCAGGTGTGCTTGATTGGCAAGCAACCACGTTTACTGGTGAAGCAAGATATCTTGGCGTTGCACATGATGGTCTTGCTTATTATGTGTGTGGTCACACTGGACCTGGGGATGATAATACTGCTATAGCATACGTTGAAAAATTTGATGACCAAGGCAATCCAATCTGGGGTAAGGCAGCTTTCTTTGAATACGATGATCTACTATTAGAATCTATTGCTATCGCAGACGATGGCAATATCTTGGCAGTTGGTAGAATAGATGATAATGATGGACAGAAAGGTTTCATGGTGAAACTTGACAGTCAAACTGGAGATGTTCTTTGGGATAAAACAATTACCAGTCCTAAGAAATTCAATCAGTTCTTAACACTCAAAGAAAGCGTTGGACTTGAGAAGATATATGCTGATGGTAATGGACAATTCTATGTTGCTGGAAGAATACTATCCACAAGATCTGGTTCAGTAGCAAGCAGAGGAATTCTAATTAAGTTTGATACTGAAGGCAATATTATTTGGCAGAAAGAAACACCGTTGTCTGCTACTAAGAGCATTGAATTCTTTGATGTTAGTGCAGAGACAGATACAGAACAGGTAATTGTTCTTGGTAGATATTATGATGGAACTGCTAATGATGAGATGGGTATCCTTAGTAAGTATACTAAGAATGGTACGCTTCTTTGGAGAAGAACTATCAAAAGTTCTCGTGAGAGTTCTGATAAATTCAGCACCGCTATTAATCCACCAGCATTAGATGCTGATTCTTCTTTCTATTATCTACTCTTTCGTGATGAAAGTATTGCTACTCTTTCAGGTGAACCCGATCGTTATACTTTTGGTAAAGTAAGTACATCAGGTAATGGTCTGGGTGACTTTCAATATGCTGACAGTACAGGAGAAACAATTGATTACGAGATCGTTAATATTGATAGTAACGTTGGGGTTCTCCAAGATGGTTCTGTAACTAATAGTGTTAGTGACTTACGTTCTACCCCTTACAGTGCTGATAAGATTGTGTTCGATGACTATGCTACTAACATAGCAGGTAAGAAACGAAAAGTCAGTGAGGGTCTTCAATCTTTTATGTACAGTGGCAGTCCTGCTGTTAGACCACAGGATTTTTGTGAAGATTATAGAGCTTTTGTAAATGATTTGCCAAATCAACCAAGACAAAATTACATTGGAGATTCTGATAACATCACTCCAGATATCACATCAACAACTGACTATGGTAATAAGTGGAGGAGACAATCGACTGCTGTAGTAGTTACTGCTAATGCTATTGCCAATCCTTTAGGAGATGGGCAGACGGCAGAATTGTATAATTTAACAGCAACATCTGGTAGAAGAATAGAATATGCTGGTCCAGTTTTAGTAGCAGGACAGAAATACACTTACTCTTGGTGGATGAAAGCAGTTACTACTGACGCTCAATGGAGTTTCCAAGCATATAATATTTCTACAACCAATAATAGTATCCGTTTTGCTGACAGGCAGGGCAATATTTTAGAAGATATTTCTGTTGGAACCACAACTTATAATCCAAAAGATACGGAGTGGCATAGAGTATGTTGGACTTTCACTGCTGGTAGTAGTGCTACTGTTGCTATGGGTGGATACAATAGCAACAGTCAAACAGGAGATCTGTGGTATCTTTATGGAGCTCAAATGGTTGATGGAGTTCTTCCTGGAGTTTACTATCAAACATCTGATCCACAACCAAATGAATTTGAGACATTGCCAACTACAGATGGAAATTTCTACCGTGATAATGATTATTGGCAATTTGATGGTAATGGTAGCAATGACTTCATTCAATTACCACACGAAGACAAACTTCACAGTGAGGATTTCACATTTGAATGGTGGATGTACAATAATAGTGTCAGCAATAGTTCCGCAACTGCATTCTTTGCAAAGAGATCTAACAATGAAGATGGGTATATGATTTTTACCCAAGCAAATCAAATTCTACATTTTGATTTTGGAACACCTACGATCGGAACTCATAGATGGAGCACTGGATTTAATTGTAGTGGTGGTAATCTAGGTAAGTGGTTTCATTGTGTGTTAACTAGATCCCCTGCTGGCAGAGAACTTTATATTAATGGTGAGTTGTTCTCTAATACTGAAGATGCTGGTGTTTATATTCCTAACATACAGGATTTGTTTGTTGGAACTGATAGTGAAAATCCAAGAAGATATGAAGTCAATGGTAAAATTGGAGAGTTTCGTATCTATAATAGAGTTCTATCAGCAACACAAGTTTTCCAAAACTACAATGCTTCTAAATTTACTTATAACTCAGAACTACCAATCACTACACCAAGACTAAACCTAGATCCTATTGTTATGAATAACAATTTGATAATGAGTTTTGATTTTGGTAATTCTTCTTGCATTGAAAAGAGTTCTGAGATCAATGCATCTTTTACTGAGACTATTTTAGACGATGCTTCAACTAATGGTGCTGCTTTTGGTGATGGTCAGTCTGTCGCTGTTGGTTATGGTAAGGTTGTAGTTGGTGCTCGTGGAGAAACTAATGGTGTTTACACTGGTGGTGGCAAAGCATACATCTACAACGCTACAACTGGTGCTTTAGAAGTTACACTCACACCATCAGATATTTCTGGTAATGATTGGAACTTTGGCAATGCAGTAGCTATTTGTGGATGCTCTGGAAAGATTGCTGTCACAAGCAACTCGGCATTGTATTTGTATGATGCTGACGGCACCAACGAAATTATTATTGACAGCAACAGCACACTACCTATCAGTCCTCCTGGTGGTAATACTTTTGGTAATGGACTTGCTATCTCTGGCAATAGAGTTTGGGTATCTGATAATAATGTACCACAAGGTTCTAGTTATAGTGGAACAGTATACTGTTTCAATACTGATACAGGAGCATTCTTATATGAACTAAGACCAAAAGATATTTTTGGTAACTTTAGTGCATATGGATTAAGAATTGCAGCAGGTGGTGGTAAACTTGCCATTGGTGCTGATAATATTAATCATCCTGTAACTGGTAGATCCAATACTGGTAAAGTTTATTTGTATAATGTTGATGGAACAAACGAGAAGATCATTGAACCTGATGTATTAACAACTGGTGCTTTGTTTGGTACAGGTGGTCTTGTTATTGATCATGGAATGCTTGTAGTTGGAGCATCTAGACAACAAAGAGTAGAAAATCCACTAGAACTAGGTAGTGGTGAGGTATATGTATTTGATCTGAAAGGTAAGTTAAAGTTTAGCATCAGACCATCAGATGATCCAGCAGATGAAGACACTGATGCCATGGGATTTGGTGACAGTGTTGCTGTTAGTAGTGATCGTATCATTGTAGGAGCACAGTATTATGCACTCAATGTTGGTGGAGTTATGGGTAGATCATATCTGTTTACTCATGCAGGTAGGGAACTAGACCGTTGGATTGGTTCGGGAAATGGTGGAGATAATTCTGCCTTTGGTTCTTCCATGGCTGCATCTGGAGGTACGCTAGCAATTGGTGCAGGTTCTGGTAGTCCTGATTCATCTGGTAGAGTATACCTTTACCCACTAACAGGATCACCAAGTGGAACAATTACAAGTCTCACATCTGGTGCAACAAAAGATACTTATGATCTCAGTTTCACTGGCACAGTCAGTGGACCAGTATGGAATCCTGCAGGATACTTCGAGTTTGGACAATCAACTTCGTCTGGTATTACTGGTGACTTTGATTATAATGATGGAACATACGCAGACATCACAGTTGAAGCTTGGATCTACGGAAATAACTGGAATGTAAATGGTAATACTTATAATGCAATTTTGAATAGATCTGACGGTACTAGTCATATCTTCTCAACATTCATTCTTAGTAGTGGAGAAATGGGAGGATGGTGGGCTGATACTAGTGGAAACATCATCAACAATGATTCTTCAGCAAGTGGAGATCCTGCGTTAGTTCTATCAACAGGACAATGGAACCATTGTGTTTGGGTTTATAATGATGGAGCAGGAATGGAATACTATTTGAACAACTCTGCTGCTAGCGTTTACTCTAATAGTGCTTTAAGAAGAAAAGATAATTCTAATCAATCCTTTACTATAGGAAAGTGGGCGCTAGACCAATACGAACTTGATGGTAGGATTGGAGAACTTCGTTTTTATGATAGAAAATTATTTGCAAGTGAAATATCCCAAAACTTTAATGCTACCCGCACCAAGTACGGTGTCTGATAAATAGATAAAGCATAATATCAATCCGAGGAACATAGGTAATGGCAAGGAAAACCATTCAGAGTAACTACTATCTCTTTGATGCTTCTGCGAGAGAAGTTATCATCCCTGGTGGTGTTCAAAGAGAAAACCTCATTCTTATCACTAACGTTGTTGATAACAAGGTAATCTATAATTTCTCGGACCCTGAACTGACTGCAACAACTTACAGTATTCAAACTGACATCCGTAATGTTACGACGACCAGAATTGTATTGTCATATGACACCACATCAATGTCTGACAGTGATGATCTGCAGATCATTGTTGATGACTTTGAAGAGACTGTAAAACCTGCTGAAACATATAACGACGCAGTTAACAAGTCTAGAGTATCGACACCACAGGCACAGATTGATACTGACTTTGAGTATGGTGTACAGGATACGAAGTGGGAAGCAGTTGCACTAATTAATAACAACCCATTTGCATACAAGTCTGCAA